CCTCTTATTTTTTGTTGTCTTTGTTGATTTACAAGCTGTCTTACATCAGTCTCTTGCATCATCCTAGCCCATGCATATTGTCTAGCTTCATCAAAGGCTTGTTTAATCAAATGGTTATGAATATAATCTCTCATAGGCTCAAAAGATTTGTTACCCTGTTGAAGATCTTTATTCATTATTTGTATTGATTGTTGTACTCTAGGATCATCAGCTAGTTTATTTAATGCTAATTCTAAGTTTTGTTCTCCTATATACTGTTGGAATTTTGCTCTAAGTCCGGGTGATCTAGTTAGATCTGTACTATCAGGTGCATAATAGGTTGACATTTTTATATCAAAACCACTGTCGAATAACAATTTCCTACCCGGACCTTGGTCTAGGTTTAATGAAACAGGAATAACTGTATTCCACATTCTAGTTACAAAATCATGATCTCTTATTGGCTTACCGTTAAGTAAATCATGTTTTATAGGTAACGCACCATCTCCTGCAAAGTTCTCCATTAATAAGTTTCTATTTCTTATAGCATCACCCCATCCTGAATTCAACTCTCTCATATGAGGATTGAATAATTTACCGATATCATTCCTTAAACCAGCTAAAGGTACTTGGTTATTTAATAATGCTGCTATTACTCTATTCTGTTGTCCGGGTTTACCCGAGAATAAATCAACAAAACCTTGTAAACTTGATAAATAAGATTTACTTGTAGCAGCTTGTGCAATTACTAAAGATAGTTTCTGGAATTGGTCTTGTGTCCATTGCTCTCCCATTAACTGATTATGATCTCCAACATCAGCTACAGCAGAAAGTATTTGGTTAAATGGTTCAAATGAATCATATCCAATCCAGACACCACCGATATTAATGCTTCTAGGTACATACCCAGCATCCATCCATACCTTCTTTTTACCTGCATCAGTAGGTCCATTACCAGTAAGACCACCATTCATGAAGTGCATATTAGCCATAGTAATGACTGCACCACCAATAGCTAATCTACCAGTTTGTAACGCTTTAGCATTAGCTAAATCTTCAGCTGTATTAATACCATACTTAGCTAGGGCTTCTAAATTATTTGGATTAGCAAACGCTATATCATTCCATTCTTTAACTAAGAAGTTAAATCCGGGGGTATGCTTTGCTGTTAAGGCTAAACCATTTACACCAGTTCTTGCGAATAGGAAGAAAGGTCTTGCCCATGGAGTTGCATTAAATACATCATTCAATCCTTTAGCAAATCCAGTTAAGTCAGTTGTTAATGTAGCTTCTCGTTTAGCATATTCTACAGACTGATCTAGTATATTACCATCAGCATCTGTTATTTTACTAAGGAATCTATCTTCTGCATTTCTAAGTGTCTTAGGATCTATATCTATCCATCTACCAGATGTATTAGCTTCTAAAGCTTCTCTTACTGCTAGTTCTCTGCCCCTTGCTCTACCTAAAATAAAGCCAAAGGTATCATCCGTAGCAGCCATAATCTTTGTAGAATAAGTTAAATACTTATTATCATTCAAAGCTCTAGCCATATTAGCTATGTTAAAAGCAGCAGTATCACCCGCTGTAGCTTCTCCACTATTCTCTACCCAATGTCTGAATACATCCCAATTCTCATCACCTTTAGTAGTTTCTAAGAAACGTGATTTAATAGTAGCTACATCACCAGCCCAATAAGAATTTAATCTAGTTTTAAATATATCAAATGCTTCTGGAATAGCCGCTCTCATAGCATTAACTGATGCTAATGAAGCTCGTAATGTTGTAACGTCTCGTGTAAAAGGAAGTTGTAAGGCACCACCTACAACTTGTGCCATAGGTCTCAAGAATGTTGCACTAGAAGTACCCATAATAGCTCTCATTGGAGTTTTAGGTCCACTAAGTACACTATTAATCATAACTCTATGCAATTCTTTTAGCATTACACCTGTCTTTACCTTACCATTAAATTCACCACCTTTTAATTTCTTCCGTATATATGCATCAAAGTCTGTAAGGTTGTGGATATCTTTATTCATAGATACAATTTCAAAGATACCTTTAAATAAATCATCACTAGCGTCTGCACCAGCGACTTTAAAAGCTAATCTAAATGCATCTATAGACTCACCAACACGAACACTCATGTTTTGATTAACATAATCTCTCTGTATCTTCTGTGCTCTCTTTGGATCAGCACCAAATTGCTGTCCAATAGCTCTGAATTCAGGAGATTGAAGTAGTTTAGATCTATTTACTTCAGATACTGTAGTAATTAGTTTGTCAAATAAAGCTTTAGCAGGTCCATCTACGTCACCAAGGTCAGCAATATCTGCTATTTCTCTACCAACTAGACCTAAATCACGTATTTCACGTAGTAAAGAACCAGTTAAAAGGTCAGCAGCTTCTACATATTTAGTAGTAAATTCCAACATTGCATCGGGTGTACCCTCAAAATGTGGCATAGCATTCTGATAGTACTCAGCTAGGTATTGTTCTGGAGTTAAATCCATTGCTTCTCTACCTAAACCAGTTCTATGGAATGCTTCAATAGCATCACCTGATTGTTCTCTTAAAGTTGTACCGCCTGCTTCTAATAATGCTCTATTCTCTGCATAACCAGCATCACTTTTTAATGCTTTATATACATCATCTAAAGCTTTATCACTTAATCCACGTGTTTTAACTGCTTCTTCTAGGTTAGTAGGGCGTGAAACCGATCCGGGTGACCCGTCTTCGGCTCCCCATTCCCCTCTAATCCTCTTTTGGGATCTCTTTACCTCCATCACGTTTTCAACTGATGTAGGCGATCCTTGCCATGGATCAGCTATTCCGGGATTTTTGGCAGCTCCAAATTCTGGACCTCTTTCTAATAACTCAACCTGAGCTTTTTCAAAGTTTTGATCTTTAATACTTGCATCACGAGCCATACTTTTAGCTAAAGCTTCCTCAGAAGCATCACGTATACTCCCATCAGGTAACATGTGCTTAGCACCTTTACCCATTATACGGAATACACCATTAGCTAATTCACCAATACCCATACCTTCAGCTACATTTTTAAATGTTTTAACCACTGGATGATCCCAGTCATTTGTAGTTAAAGGTGTATCAATGAAACCATATCTATCTCTTAATATTTGTAATCCATTTGCATCTTGTGAGTACTTAGAGAATATATCTGTAGCTGCACCAACTGCAGCAGCTCTCATCCATTGGTTAGTCATAAGTCCACCAATAGCTGTTACACCTCTACCAAGTCCTACTGCCGTAGCACCAGCACCTGCTAATGGAGCCGCAGCAACAATAGCAGCACCCATCGTACCAAAGTGTGTAGCACTTCTTATAAGTCCTCCCCACCATGTTTTAGTTTCTATAGGATTCTCATCATTAGTAAACCAATCATCCCATTCAGAATCATATCCACCTTCTGCCATCTCCTGTTGCATCTCACCAGTTGCCATATCAATTAGGCGTTCTGGTGCTGTTACAATAGATGATCCAGTATCTTGGATACCACCTAGAAAGGCTGATTGAAGTTCTTTAACGACACCACCTACACCCCATTGTTCTTGATTTCTAGGGTCTTCTTGTTCAGCTACATATTGAGCCTCAGTTGCTTCTTGCTTCTCTTGCAGACCACCGTAGTGTTGTGCATTAGCAGCTTCAGTTTGCAGTTGTTGCTCGCTTTCTGATATTAGCTGATCTTCATATGAGGTATCTACCGTCATAATGTAACTCCTGTTGTTGGTGTTTCATATGGATAATGTTCGTTGAAATCTTTTTTTTCAACTACTCCTTGAAACCTTTCTACTCTTTTACTGTTTCCTTTATTTTTAACTGCATATTGAAATAAAGGATGTGTACTATCAAGAAATGTTTTTTGAGGTGATTTTGGTAAATCTATTATATTAGTAACTCCAGCTGCTAGTTGTGATGCACGGTATTGTGCATTAGCTACATCATATTTATCTAAAGTAGGGTAACTATCAGCTACTACTTTATAGAAATTAGGTATTCTATTCCTAATAGGATCTAAGGCATACGCTTTTACTTTAAGTAATTGCTCCTCACTACCCGGAAGTACTGTTTTATTGAAAACATCAATAGGCTTTTCTCCTGCGTCTTTTGCAGCTTTTATTACTTTCATGCTTTCACTAATAGCTCTAACATAAGCAGCTCCATAGCCCTCTTCAGATTCTGGTATCTTTACTGCTTGCCCCTTCCAATCATTAGCATTAGCAGTCTGTTGTAATCGTTGCATAATTAATTTATGTGCTTCTTGCTCTTTGCCCGGTTCAATAGAACCACTTAAGCTAGACCAAATACGATTATATTCT